TCAACGTGGGCTCATGGGCCAACTGTGATCTCCACGACGTCGCGGGTACTGCCTACGACGCTGACTTCCTCGAAGTATATGATAATCAGAGGCAATATGCCTCCTCTCTCGGTGTCCAGTCCAAGTACGTCCACTACTCCAGTACGTACACCTTCAACTTCCAAGCCGTCAATGCTACCGGCTATTATCAGATCGACATGATCTGTCCAAAGCGTGCTAACCGGCCTATCCGTTCCGGCAACCCACAAGCCGATGAGACCATTTATAATGTCGCCAACGGCCTCCAAGGCTTTATTGGCCTCTGTTACGGTGGTACCACGCCGTACTCGCCTAACCCGAACTACTTTTCTCGCAAGACTCTTGCTAAGGGTTATTTCAATACGGCATTCGATCCCAATCTGTCGCAACTGAAGACCAATCCTAACTTCTGTGTCAAGGTCCACGTCAAAAACGGTCCTGGCAAAAAGCTCATGATCAGCACCCAGAACGACCCGCCCTCGACCGCCGAGGCTCCGATCACTCCTGGTGAGGTCGCAACCGACAAGCAGATCTGGTTGATCGTCTCCTCCTCCATTGAACAAGCGTCAACGACTGCAAATAACCATCTCAAGTACCATTGTGTCAAGACGAACCGATGGAGAGACTACTTGGGTGCCAGTCATTAAACACGTACTCCGGGACTTCAGCCGGAGACACGAAATCCGCGCAAACTATTATTAATTCCCGGGAGCGCAGCGAGCGTTAAACGGCGCCGCAGGCGCTTAGCGGGCCACTAGATATACCTGTGCCGTTCCTTACACTTGAACCACCAGCGTATATCAGTCTGCCTTAGCATTCCGGACAATTGGCTTTTGCATAAAAAAAATCTTTTTCATTGTCAAAACCCTGACAAATGCCACTTCCCGTGTTCAAGAACCGCTGCTGTCTCTTCGACATCACCATTCCGTATGAGAAGTATAAGGAAGGAATTCCTACACATCTCGTGCTAAGTCCTATTCTTTCGAACCTCTTCAAGCAGTTCTGCTTTCAGAAAGAAGAAACACCTGATGGCTATGTCCACTGGCAAGTCCGTGGCTCCCTGCACAACAAGGTGAATCAATCTACATTTTACCGTGATATTGTTCCACAGTGCCCTGGTAACTGGTCCCTGACCTCTACTGGCACACACAACGCCGGCAATCAATTCTCTTATGTAATGAAAGCCGACACGCGTATTGAGGGCCCTTGGTCCGATAAAGACTGTCCACGAGCGCCCCCCGAGTACACCGACCAACTCCGGAACTTCGACAAAGTCACTCGGTATCCTTGGCAAGACTCTCTCATCCAGTTGGCTCAGACCTACAATGAGCGGCATATCAATTATATTTATGATCCACATTATAATTCTGGTAAGTCAATCATGTGCGAGTGGCTCGAGTACCATGCACTTGGGGAGGAAATCCCTCCAACCCCTCTTATGGAAGATATCATCCAGTTCGTCATGTGCATGCCTGTTGCTAAGTGCTATCTCTTTGACATGCCCGCTGCCCTTCCTAAGAAGTTCATGCAGCAAATGTATGCGGGCCTTGAGATGCTCAAGAACGGCTTTCTCTATGACAAGCGCCACCATGGCACTAAGAAGCGCATCTCCCGTCCTGCGCTTATTCTTTTCGCCAACACACTTCCCATTTATGGCCTCATGGCTCCTGACCGCTATATCACTTGGTATATCACTCCTGACAAGCGCCTCATCCGCTACGACTCAACCATCCACCCTTTCGGGGATGGCAGTCTTCCGGTTTCTATGTTTGGCCAGTTCTCCGACTAGTGGTCCAGGCTGGTCCAAGGTGTCCAAGGTCTCTAATAAAAAGAAAAGTCGGAACATTGTTACAGCGTAGCGCCCGACTTTTCTGCGAGCGCTCATCGAGCCAAGCAAAAAAATATTGTGTAGGTATAAAACATGCCCTTTGGTTATGGAACCAAAAAGCGTAAGCCGACTACTCGTCGTCCTCGCCGAGCTTATCGGCGCAAGCCTGTTGTTGCTGTTAAAACGCGTCCACGCCGCGTCGCGGTCGCAACGAAGAAAGACCTATACCGCCTCGCCAAGCAAGTGAGGCGCAACACTTCCCAAGCTATGGGAGATATGCAAAAGAGTACTCATCTCATTCGCTGGGCCGGTGCCGCTGAGAACCGATGGGTCTCCGTCCAGACCCCACATGCCATCTTCCACCAAGGCATCCAAGAGGCCTCTAATTTATATGGCCTCCGTCCCCAGGCCGGTGGTCCTGGCCAGCTCGACACCCTCCAGGGCATCAACGTGGGCTCATGGGCCAACTGTGATCTCCACGACGTCGCGGGTACTGCCTACGACGCTGACTTCCTCGAAGTATATGATAATCAGAGGCAATATGCCTCCTCTCTCGGTGTCCAGTC